GCAGATTATTGAGCAAATAATTCCGTTCTTCAATCCTGACTTCTGCGTTACCATAACTGACATTCCTGCGATGGGAATCAAGAGAGATCTTCAGATAGTTCTTGATTCCATCAATTATGAAGATGATTATGCAGGTGATTACATGCAAAGACGTTCGATTGTTTGGACGCTAAACTTTACTCTTGGTTTAAACCTATATGGTCCAGTGGAAGAGCAAGGAATTATCCGAAAAGCAATCGCGAATACATATACGGATATTGAAAACCCTAATTATGAGCAAAAGTATCAAGTAACAACAGATCCAGATACTGCTGCAGTGACGGATGATTGGAATTATGTGGAGCAATTTGATGAATTCTATGAACAAGGGTAACTATCAAGATCTTGACGATCTTTTTGGAACTGAAACAACAAAGATCCCAGAACCAGTTGAAGTAATTGAAGTAGAAGTTCTTCCAGCAACTACGACTACATCAGCAGTTCCAGCAGTTATTGAATCAACTGGTAATGACATTGAAGATGATTACAATGTTGCTCGCAATAAACTGAATGAATTGATTGACACCAGTCAAAGAGCATTGGAGGGTATGTTAAATGTTGCACTTGCAAGTGACAGTCCTCGTGCGTATGAAGTCGTCGGACAACTGATCAAGACAACTGGTGATACTGCTAAAGATCTTATGGATCTTCAGGCGAAAAAGAAAAAAGTTCTTCAAGATGATAGCAAGAAATCTCAGCAAATCGACACGCAGAATAATATTATCTTTTCCGGAAGCACCCAAGATTTACTCAAGGCATTGAAAGCAGAGAAAGCAAAAGTTATAGAACATGATAGTTGAGGAATCCTCGTATCACGGTAATATTAATTTAAAACCGATCGGATACAAACACAATTTTACTCCGGAGCAATTGACAGAACTCGCTTTGTGCGAGGAGGATCCAATTTACTTCATTGAAAATTATTGTATGATTGTTTCGCTTGACGAAGGTCTCATTCCATTCAAACTCTATGACTGCCAGAAGCGTAAAGTCCACCATATCCTAGACAATCGTAAAGCGATTCTAATGGAAGGTCGTCAGCAAGGTAAGACTATCACATCTGCTGCTTGTATTCTCTGGTATACGCTGTTTCAAGATGCAAAAACTGTTGCTATTCTTGCGAACAAGACTTCTGCTGCTCGCGAAGTCATGAATCGTTACCAAGGTATGTTTGAGAACTTGCCTCTCTGGATGCAGCAGGGGGTTAAGACTTGGAACAAGGGTGACGTTGAATTGGAAAACGGATCCAAAGTATTTACTGCTGCTACGACTGCTTCTGGTATTCGTGGTAAGTCTGTTAACTGGTTGTATATCGACGAAGCAGCGATTATTCCAAACACCGTTGCTGAACAGTTCTTCGCTTCAGTTTATCCTACGATTTCTGCTGGTCAAACAACCAAGATTCTTCTGACCTCAACACCTCTGGGATACAATCACTTCTGGAAATTCTGGAACGAAGCAGAAAAAGGTGTCAATGGATTTGAACCGATGTTCATTCCATACACTGAGATCCCAGGACGTGATGATGCATGGGCAGAAGAACAACTCAAGATGCTTGGTGAGTTGAAATTCAACCAAGAAGTTCTCTGTAATTTCCTTGGTTCGAGCAACACTCTTGTGAATGCACAAACACTGGGAGCGATGAGTTCTATTGACCCTATATACATGAAGGATGGATTAGATATCTTTGAAGATCCAATCCCAGAACACGTGTATGTTATGGGTGTTGATACTGCAAGGGGTATTGGTGGTGACTATTCTGCATTTACAGTAATTGATGCGACAACTGTTCCCTACAAACTAGTCGCCAAATACCGCAACAATAAAATACCACCGATGTTATATCCTAACATTGTAAACAAAGTGGCAAGAGATTTTAATAATGCATATGTAATGATTGAAATTAACGATATCGGTCAGCAAGTCGCCGATATTTTACATGCAGAATTAGAATATGATAATATTTTAACAACATCTAAAGATACAAATAAACAATATCTTTCTCCAGGATTTGGTAGAGCAACCCAAATGGGTGTTCGAATGACTAAGCAAGTTAAAAGGCAAGGTTGTTTCACACTCAAGTCTCTGATGGAAGAAAAGAAGTTACTTATTTTTGATGCAGATACCATCTCAGAGTTCTCCACCTTTATTGAAAAGATGGGAACTTGGATGGCAGATGAGGGTTATTTTGATGACTTGGTGATGAGTTTAGTTATGTTTGCATGGGTAACCAGCAATACATATTTCACAGATCTGACAGACATTGACATTAGAAAAAAGTTATATGATGGTCAGATGAAACAGATAGAAGAAGAACTGACACCATTTGGTATAATAATGAATGGTACTGAAGAAGAAGTTTTTGTTGATGGTGGAGACCTATGGTCTGTTGATACTACACCAACCAAGCGTGGATGGATGTAAAGTAGACATATTATAAATAAGTTTATAACAAAAAAGACAGTGGTTTTTGTCAGTTTTATTACACAAGGAGAAGAAAATGGCATTTCAATTATCGCCAGGAGTCCTAGTTACTGAAAAGGATCTAACTAACGTCGTACCAGCAGTGTCAAGTTCTGCTGGTGGATACGTTGGTTACTTCCTCTGGGGACCTGTAAACGAAATTAACACAGTTTCGTCAGAAAACCAACTCGTCCGCGAGTTTGGTAAACCAACAAGCACAACTACAGTATCTTTCCATACTGCAGCAAACTTCCTTGGTTACGGAAATAATCTACAACTCGTTCGTGCAGTCGGCGAAGATGCACTAAACGGTGTTGGTTGCGGACAAACCGCAGTCTTCATTCCAAACCAAGATGTCTATGACGCGAGTTTCAGCGACGGTGGCGCAACGTATGAATTTGCTGCGAAATATCCAGGAGCAATGGGCAACGGTCTTATTGTTTCGATCTGTGATTCGACTGGTTTCGACACATGGGATTATGCAGCGAATTTCTCTGGTGCTCCAGGAACTTCTGCCTATGCTGATGCCAAGGGTGCATCTAACGATGAAGTTCACGTAATTGTAGTCGATGGTGCAGGAAAGTTCTCAGGAACTATAGGAACAGTTCTCGAGTCGTTCCCGTTTTTGTCTGTTGCATCTGATGCAAAAGGTAATGATGGTGGTTCAACCTACTATAAGAACGTAATCAACGCACAATCAAAGTATGCTTGGTGGGGCAGTCACCCGACCCAAGCTGAAGAAGAATCCCTATCATGGGGTACTGCAGCAAGTTCAGGTACTTATGACTACATCAATACAAATGGTGAGCACACTTGCACGTTTGCAGGTGGTGTTGATGATGCGCCATCAAATGGTGATATCAATATTTCATACGATTTGTTCGCAAACAAGGAACTAGTTGACGTATCGCTTCTGCTAACAGGTAACCATGCGGTTTCTGTTGTCCAGCATGTCATCGACAACGTTGTTCTTGCTCGTCTTGACTGTGTTGCGTTCCTTTCACCACCTCTCGCAGCAGTTCAAAACAATGCTGGTGATGAAGCAGCAGATATCGTAACATATAGAAACTCAACTCTCGATCGTTCGACCTCATACGCTGTTATGGATTCAGGTTGGAAGGTTCAATACGATAAGTATAATGACATCTATGTTAACATTCCTCTGAATGCTGACACTGCAGGTCTTTGTGCTCGTACTGATCAAACCAATGATCCATGGTGGTCGCCTGCTGGTTTCAACCGTGGTGCTATCAAGAATTGCGTGAAACTTCTTTATTCACCAAACCAAACAGATCGCGATACTCTTTATAAGAATGGCATCAACCCAGTTGTGTCGTTCCCAGGACAGGGTGTTGTTCTCTATGGTGATAAGACACTTCTTGCGAAACCATCGGCATTCGATCGTATCAATGTTCGTCGTCTATTCATCGTTCTTGAGAAGGCAATCGCAACTGCTGCTAAGTTCCAGTTGTTCGAATTCAACGATGTCTTCACTCGTGCACAGTTCAAGT